CCACGAGCGCGTCTACCGCCGTCGACAAGCTAGACAGGCTCACCGCCGACCCCCTGCCGCAGCGCCCGCTACGATGGCGCTGGCGATGCCTCGCATGAGAACGCGATCGTTGACGATGTCGGTCACCGTGTCCTGCATCATGACCCGAGCGCGCGGCTTGATCAGGACGTTGACGACCGTCGGCCACCCCGAGCGAGCGCCACGCGGACGCCATCCCTTGCGGTGGACGTACAGGGCGTAGGGCGTCGGGTTGACGAGCGCGATCACGGTCTTCAACCCCTGCGACCCGGTGTCCTTGGTGTAGCGCCAACTCGACTTGAACAGCCCGGTTTTGTAGGTCTTGGTGGACTGGTCGCGCGCCATGTCCACGAGGCGCTTGCCGAGGTTGTCCATGATGCGGTTCAATCGCGCCTTCAGCGTCGTGTTGGCTGCGATGACTGAGCTTTCCGCGCCCGTGAACACGACGCCGAGATCCGCGGTCATGCCCGCATTGCTGGCCGTGACGGAGCCCTTGCCCGGACCGCCGAGCGCCGCCAACAGGCCGCCGCGAACGTCGAACCGCAGCACGCCCCGAGCCTTGCCGCCGATCTCCGTCGTGACCGCCATCAGCCCACCCGGCCGGTCATGCGCTCACCGATGCCCGAGCCAGCCGACAGCCGCAGACGGTCCGTGTCCGGCGCCGTGTCCGCGTCCAGGCCATAGGTCACCATCAGCCGCTCTAGCTCGTGCGAGTACTGAGTCTCCCACCGCTGGAGATGGTCAAGCCACGGCTGCGCGCCGTAGCCCGATGCCGTCGACAGCACGCGGGTCATGGCGGCGGCAAGGGCGGCGTCGAACACCTCCGACGATGACCAGATCTCCGCGTCCGTGCCGATGCGCGACACCCGGACGAGGTCGCCCATCAGCCGCCGCCAGCCCGACGCGATCGACTTGGCCCACGTCGTTTCTCCGGACGGCGGGGTTTCGAGCGCCGCGATGACGCGCTCAATGTCGCCGCTCAGGACCGGACAGAGGAGGTCGGCTTGCGCGAGGATGCCGTTGACACGGATCTTGATCGGCGTGGACCCCGCGGTCACGTCCCACAGCAGCGTGCACGCGCCGACCGCGTCACCGGCCGGGACCGCCAGCGACACGACACCGCCGGCCGTGGTCGTGCCGGACACGATCGACGCGCCGGCCCGGTCGTACAGCGTGACCGTGCCGCCGACCGCGACCGTGAGGCTAGAGCCGTCAGACGTCGACTCGCACACCAGCACGACCGACGACGTCCGGCCACGGACGAGGATCGGAACGTAGGGAACGCTGGCGGCGACGGTTGACATCAGGCCCCCAGGATGACCATGCCGAGCACTACCAACGCCGTGCCGCCGGCCGCGATCGTCGCGAGGGTGGAGCCGCCGTTGCTCTTGACCACGACACCCTCACCGCCGACGTTCGATATCGCCAAGACGAGCCCGGACGCGGTCGTGTCGATGGTCAGGTCCTCGGAAGCGCCGCCGGACTGCGCATCGACGTTGAGGCGGGACGACGTGACCACCAACTGCCCGGCGCCGGCCGTGATGCCGTAGACCAGCTCCAGCGCGGCGTCGTTCATGTTGACCGTCTGCGGCGCGGCGGCCGGGAGCGCGAGGATGGTCGCGGTCACGAGGGTTCCGGTGACCGACGCGCCGGACACGGTGCCGGTCACGTTTCCGGTCACGTTGCCGGTCACGTTGCCGGTCAGCGCGCCCACGAACGTCGTCGCGGTCACGACCCCCGAGTCGTCCACGTTGTAAATCGCCGTCCCCGCGGAGTTGCGGAAGGTCTGCACATCAGCCACAGGTCACCTCGGATCGTAGGGGTCCATCGGTTGGGATCCCAGCGTCCGGACGAGAACCGTCGGGAGCGCCTGGGTGGTCTTCGCCATCATCTGCTCGATGACGGCTTGCAAGGCAGCGAGCCCGGCGGTTTCATCCACCGAGCCCTCAGCGTTCGAGTAGATGCGCGAGAACCGGGCGCGGTCCGTCATGAGGATCCGCGCACCCGCGATCGTGGCCCCCATCCACCCGCCCTCGTCCGAAAGCAGGGCGTCGATCTCCTCGTCCGAGAACGCCGCACGCTCGGCGCGGGTGTCGGAGAGTCGGAGGCGGACGCGGCCGCGGTCGGTGGTGGGCGAGTAGGTGAAGGCCACGACTACCTCTCAGGTCAGGACGTGGCCTTGTTCGCGGCGAACGCCATGCGCCAGTCGTGGGGGGCCGCGCCGAAGCGGTAAGCCAGCTGGATCATGGTCGTCTTCGTGGAGTCGTCGCGGTAGGTCGTCAGGACCGGGGCGCCGCTGTCGACGATGGTGAGCCCGAAGTCGTCGGTGCCCAGCCACCACGCGGCAGTGTTCGCGGCGGACGCGTCGTCGGTGAGGTACGGGCTGATGATCGGCTCGACCAGCCCGCGGTTGGCGTTGATGTCGTTGTTCGCGGCGCCGGGCAGAAGCTCGGAGTTGAGCAACTGGAGCGCCGTGGTCCGGAGGATCGCCGGAACCAACAGCTTCCGGGGCGTGAGGCTGATGCGCTTGCCGCGCTCGTCCAGCGAGTTGGTCACGTTGATCGCCCGGTAGGCCGTGTCCAGAGCGGTCGCATCCAGCGCCAGCGACGCGACGAGGTTCACGCCCTCATCGCCCGCCGCGGTGTACTGCTTGAACGGGTGGGCGTTGCCGGTCGCGGCAAACCACGGCTTGCCGTCGTAGATCTTGCCCCGGTTCGAGTCGGGGTTTCCGGGGTAGCCGTTGTCGAAGTAGGTCGTGTTGCCCGCGGCGATCGTGCCCTTCTGGAACATGCCCGCGATGAACGTCTCCTTCTGGATCATCGCGTTCCGGCTGTAGGTCGTGACGAACTCGGTGATCAGGCTGTTGACCCGGCGCTGGGCGTCGGCCGCCTCCAACAGCGCGTCAGGGATGCCGATCTCGTCCGCGTACTCCTCGCAGGCGAGCTGCCACGGGTAGCCCTCGCCCATCGACTGCGCCGAGACCTTCTGCCCGTCGCGGCGGCGGGTCGGGGTGCCAGCGCCAACGAGCCCGACGGCCTTGTGACCGTAGGGGGCGTCGGACATCGCCGCCACCGGGATCACGCGGCCGAGGCGCGGGTAGATCGCCGTCTCGGGCTGGTAGGCGTCGGCCATGACCTCGTAACCGAGGTTGGTCGCGTACTTGGGGAGTTGGCTCGCGTCAAGCGTCATGGACATGGGATGCTCCTATCAGGCCACGCCGCCGATCGTGCCAGCGACGATCGAGACGAGCAGGGTGTTGGCGGTGGTGTCGACGGCGCGGATCAGGATGCAGTCGTCGGCGCTCGCGTCGATGTCGATCGACTGCGGACCGCCGACGTCGCAGGTCTTGCCGACGAGCGCCTGGGTCACGGTCCCCGCGTCCGGGACGAACAGGTAGACCGAGTCCGCCGAGCAGTCGACTACCGTCGACAGGCCGCCGTCCGCCGACGGGGTGGTCACGCTGGTGACGTCACCCATCGCGACGCCGACGACCTTGTCACCGGCCGATGCGCGCTGCGCGAAGCCGTTGGAGTCGAGCGAGATCATCTGCCCGACGGTGAAGACCTCGGCCGCCTGGACAGGCAACAGGGTGGGGTTGCGACCACCGTAGCGGTAACCGTAGTTGAGCGACATCTAGCCTCCTTGGGTGCGGAGGCGAGCCGCCTCCTACTTCTTCTTGGGAACGAGTTTCTGGTGCATCTTCCGAACCACGTCCGGGGACACGCCCCGAAGATCCGGCCTCTGCGTCTCGACCCACGCCTTGATCTCGGGCGTCAACTCGTCCGCGGCGGGTGCGCCGCCTGCGCTGCGTCCGCCGATGGGGTGCGCCGGCTTGTCTTCGACGGCCGGCGCAGTCAACTTGCTCAACCGCTCGGCGCGGTCCAGGCCGCGCAAGATCTGCGCCTCTGACATGCCGTCGGCGATGTCGCTCTCGATCTCGGCGCGCATGTCGTCGGGGAGCGACGCGATCCGCTTGGACAGCGCCTCAGCGGTGCGGGCCTTCTCGGCGGCCGAATGCTTGGACCATGCCTCATGGCCCGACCTGTACTCGTCTCGCTCCTTCTCCAGCGCCGCCGCTCGGGCCTGCGCATCGGCGAGCGCCTTGGCGGCGGTGGCTGCCTTGCGGCGCTCGATCTGGAGCACCGACAGCGGAACCGTGCGCGTGTCCTCGCCCTTCACATCCGGGGGTGGGTCGGTGACGTCAATGAGCGAATCCGGATCGCCTTCCGGCATGGAGCCTCCTACGCACGGGCTGACGGGCCGTGGACCGATGGGCTGTCAGGATGCTACCTCGCGTTTGAATCGGCGTCAAGCCGTCTCGCTATCGATTCAGCCCACCGACGGCCGGGATCGCCACCCCACAAGAGCCACGCCTGATAGCCCTTGCTGTCTACGCCCCAGCCCTCGCCGTCTTTGTCGACCTCATGCCGGGCGAAGTACGACACCATCCGGCGGATCGTGTCGTCGGACACGGACCGACCCCCGGCGAGGTCGCGAGCGCGGGCCAAGCCGACAGCCGTTCCGCCGCGGTTGCTCGGGGGCTGCGACTCGCGCAGCTCCAGACCGCGACGGGCGGCGGCGCGGACGGACTCAGGTGGGGACCATGGCATCGTCTTCTCCCATGTCCGACAGGTCGGCGTCAGGCACCGCGACGGGCGCCATGACCGGCACGACCTCCAGCGCCCTAGCCGCCTCAGCCACCGCCATCGCCGTCCGGATCTGCCCGGCGTCGCGATCGGCCGCCGCTACCTGCGCCTCGGCCAGATAGGCGGCGGGCTCCAAGTCGTCAGGTAGCACGCCCTCCGTCTGGAGCTTGGCGACCGCGTCTTGCGGGCGCATGAGCCCATCGGCGACAAGGACGCGCAGAAGGTCAGCCATCGCGCCCACGTCCTGCGGGAGCGCGGACCCGCCGTCGACCTTGTAGACGTCGGCCGCCCGGGTCCAGGGAACACCCGCATCCATCGCCACCGCCATCCCGAGCGCGGTCGACAGCGCCTCATAGAACGCCATCCGGACCGGCTCGATCTTCGCCACGAACGCGCCCGCTCGGTAGGACAGCGCGGTCCCCGATGACGAGGCGCCGGCGTCGACGAACAAGAACTCCGGATAGGACTCCATGACGTGGCCCAACAGCATCTCAGCCGCCGAGCCCAGCTCGCGGATCCCCTGTAGCGTCGCCTCCAGCCACTTCAGATCAGCGCCGGTCGGCAGGCTGGCGGTGCGGTCGACCTGGGTCAGCGCGGACCCCTCCGCAATCTGAGCCCCGAGCGCGACCAAGAGCGGGTTCGCGTTGCGCCCGCCGACCACCTGGATCTGCGTCAGCATAGAGTCGATCATGGCGACCGCGTCCTCCGCGCCATCGCCTGCCCACGTCGGTAGTTCGTACTCCCCGACAGGCCGGAACACCATCGGGACGATCGGCACCACCCCGAGCGTGTTGGTCCCGCTCTCGTCCGTCTGCCGGACCCCGTCCAGGTAGACCGTGATCTCCGTCGGCGTCAGGATGCGCCGGTAGGTGTGCCGCTCGCCGCCGCCCTCATAGACGCCTGACGTCGGGGACGGGGTCGGCGGGTCGGTGTACTCGACATCGATGATCGCCCGCGTGATGCGGAGCCCGAGCGGGTCGCGCTCGATGCGGACGCGGCTTGGGGCGTGCGCCATGATGACAGCGCCCATGTCCGAGCGGACGACCTCCAGATACCACGCCCCGACCGCGCAGACGTCCCACGCCCACGAATGGACGAGCACCGGCACGCGCGACCGCAACCACACGTCCTCAGCCATGGACGCCAGCGCCGCAACCCGGACCTCGTCAGGCTCATCCACGCGGTCGGTCGCAACGCGCCAGGACAGACCGCGGGTCGCCAGCGCCGCAGCGTCGACGCCCACGACAAAGCGAATCAGCGGCAGCACGCGCCGTGTCTCAGCAATGAGACGATCGGACGAGTCGAGCGCGCGGAACAGATTGAGTCGGCGGACCTCGTCGTCCCGGTATGCCAGCCCCAGCGCCGCCTCCATGCGACGTTCGTACTCCAGAACGATCCCCTCTCGCGTCGTCGGCCAGAACCGGCCCCCGTCCGCCGCGGTCGGGACGGTTGAGCGGATCCGCGTCCGGTCGATCGGCTGGCCTGCCACCATCTCACACCCCACTGACTCGGAATGGCCTTACCACAGCCAGCGACAAACCGGCAAGGTAGCTCAGCCCGATAGACATCATGTCCCACTGGTCATCGTGCGCCGCGTCCGGGACCGCGCAGACCTCGCCGACGAACGACGCGACCCACGGCGCGGACTCGGGGAGCTTGATCTGCCCCGACTGCCACCGGATGAGGTGCGGCTGCATGCGCGCGACCTTGTCGCCCTTGCCAGCCACCCCGACAGCGTGACAGGCCAGCCCCATCGCGCGGAGGTCGGGGACGAGCGCCTGACCCACAGACGTATCCTCGACAAGCACGCCCGACGCCCTCCACGCCGTCGACAGGTCGCGCACCCGTTGCCGCAGCGCCGGGTAGTCGCGCCGCTCGGCCTCCACATGCAGGACCATCACGTCCCCGCCGCACACCCCGAGCACGCCGATCGCGCTCGGGTCGTTGCGTTCGGCGGTCTTCGCGGCGGGGTCGATGACGATGTAGACCGCGCTGCATGTGCGGCGGACGTCTTCGGGGCGGCCGGGGTAGCGGTGGCGCGTCCACTCCTCACGGATGACCGACCCGCCCTCCTGAGTCGGCCGCTGCTGATAGAGGCTCGACCACAGCGGCGAACCGTCGGCGAGGTGCGGGGATGCCGCGCGCCATGCCTCGCCGTACCGCTCGGGCCACAGGTAGTCACCCGGCGTCCGGCCGCACGGGTCGGGGTCGCCATCCTCGGCCACGCATCGCCACGTAAACCGCTGGAGGTGCCCCGGATACTCCGCGTCCAGCCAGCCGGAGATGTCATCCAGCCCGCGCCGCGTCTCCATGACGATGACCGGCCCGCCCTCCGACCGCGACAGCACGTCCTCGGTCAGCCACCGCCGCGCGTGCCGCTTCCATGCGTCGGACCGCTGGCGCTCGGCGGACCCCGTGACGTCGTCGACGACGATGAGGTTAGCCCCGATGCCGCCCGTTGCCCCGCCTGCGCCGACTCCGACCCACCACCCGCCGGACTCGGTCTGCCATGCCGTGCGGCGCCATGACTCCCCCCGTCCGAGGTGGGGGAACGCCACCGACAGCCGCTCCACCGACGCCCGCACCGACATCGACACCTCGTCCGCCCGGTCATCCGTCGACGTGGCATAGAGCACCGACGCGCCCGGCATGAGCGCCATGAGCCGCGACGGCAGCACGCGCCCGACGTGCTCCGACTTGCCGTGACGCG